ATCTCAGCAGCAGCTACAACTAAAGTAGGTGCATCAACACTCGCAACTATCTCAGCAGCAGGTACATACTTACTATCATACTTTACAGATGGTACTAATGCTTATGTAACTGCATCAGGAGCCCTTAGCTAATGAGCTTACTACCTAGTGGTGCCATAGAGTCTGCTGGTTACGACATAAATAACTCACTTCGCTTTAGAAGTTCTGCATCTGCTTATCTGTCAAGAACACCAGCAAGTGCTGGCAATAGAAAAACATGGACATGGTCAGCATGGGTAAAACGAGGTGCTTTAGGCTCTGATTATGGAATTTTCTCTGCTGGTACAAATTCTTCAAATGCCATAGATGCTTTTGAATTTAATTCTTCTAACCAAATTAGGTTATATTCTTATAATTCAGCTTATTTATTTCAATATGTTACTACTGCTGTTTATCGTGACCCTTCAGCTTGGTATCATATTGTTGTTGCTGTAGATACAACTCAAGCAACTGCTGGAAACAGAGTTAAATTATATGTTAATGGTCAACAAGTTACAGCATTTTCTACTCAAACAGACCCTACTCAAAATAGTGACTGTAATTTCTTTAATACCGCAAGTTTACACGCAATAGGTGCAACTTATAATAATTCTAGGTTTTTAGATAGTTATATAGCTGAACAATACTTCATAGACGGCTCTGCTAAAGCTGCTTCAGACTTTGGCGAAACAGACGCAACCACAGGTGTATGGAAACCTAAACCATACACAGGCACTTATGGCACTAATGGTTTCTACCTTAAATTCTCTGACATAGCTACGACATCAGGTTCTAACGCTGGACTAGGTAAAGACTTCTCAGGTAACACTAACTACTGGACTACTAATAACATATCTGTAACATCAGGCACAACATATGATGCTATGAAAGATAGTCCTACTAATACAAGTGCGACTGTGGCTAATTATGCTACTTTAAATCCGTTAATTCCATCAACTTTAACTTATAGCGAAGCAAATCTTACTGTTCAAAGAACAACATCTAATTGGGAAGCAACAGGTTCAACAATATCTGTATCACAAGGTAAATGGTATGCAGAGTTTGTATGGACTGCAGGAACTTATGCAATTATAGGTGTTGAAGATATGGATTTAGTCTCAACTTGGGATAATGAATATATTGGATACTCTGCGAATGGTAGAGGTTATGGTTGGGATGGAAATGTTAGAAACAATGCCTCTGATTCAGCTTATGGTTCAACATTTACAACAAGCGATATTATTGGTGTAGCGATAGATATGGACAATAAATTTGTTTATATGTCTAAAAATGGTGTGTTTCAAAATTCAGGTGTTCCAACATCAGGTGCAACAGGAACTGGTGGTTTATCTTTAGCTGGAACAAATTATATTATTGGTGCAGCAGCGTATAATGCAACAATATCTGCTAACTTTGGACAACGACCTTTTGCATACACACCACCTACAGGCTTTGTAAGACTAAACACATATAACCTACCTACCCCTACTATATTACAGGGTAATAAGTATATGGATGCTACTACGTTTACAGGTGCTACACCAACAAATGTAATAGTTAATCAAGGTCAATTTAAACCTGACTTAATATGGAATAAAATAAGAAATTCAACAGGTGATAATTATTTAGTAGATTCTGTTAGAGGTGTTGCAAATTATTTAGTATCCAACACAACCGCAGCAGAAGCATCTGCATCTCAATTTGTAACATCTATTAATTCTAATGGATTTACAATGGGAACATCAGGTTATACTAGCTCACAAACTGTAGTAGGTTGGCAATGGCAAGCTGGTGCTGGAACAACCAGCACAAATACTAGCGGCTCAATATCATCGACTGTATCTGTAAACACAACTGCTGGGTTTAGTGTGGTGACTTATACAGGTAATGGAACTGCTGGAGCTACAGTAGGACATGGACTTGGAGTTGCACCTAAATTATTAATTGTAAAAAATAGAGTGCAAGGAACCTATGGTAATTGGAATGTATGGCATACTACGCTTACAGGTAGCCAGTATTTAACATTAAATGATACTTCTGCGGCAAGCACAAATACTAATAGATGGAATGGAACTGTTCCTACTTCTACAGTATTTTCGCTAGGTGCTGATTCTTTTGGTAATACAAATAAGAGTGGTGACACTTATGTAGCCTATTGCTGGGCAGAAATAGCAGGGTTTAGTCGCTTTGGTTCTTACACAGGTAATTCATCAACTGACGGACCATTTATATACACAGGATTTAGACCTAAATTTGTTTTATTTAAAATTTCAAGTGGTTCAACAGGTAATTGGTTTATATTAGATACTTTAAGAAGCACATACAATGAAGCTGTTAATCTTTTAAATCCAGATACATCAGATGCAGCAGCAGATGTTTCACCTTTTATTGATATTTTATCTAATGGAATTAAAATTCGTAGAAACTCTGTTGGTTTAAATAATTCTGGATATACATACATCTACGCAGCTTTTGCAGAGTCACCTTTTTCTAGTAATAATAGGGCAAGATGAGTGAACGAGCAGAGATGCTTGGTAAGAAATTTGCTAAACTTACACCAATAGAAGTTATAAATGAAACTAAAAAGCATTTAGTATATAAATGTAAATGTGATTGTGGAAGTGTAATTGAAGTTGCTGGTTACTCATTAAGAAATGGTAACACTAAATCTTGTGGTTGTATTCGTAAACCTAATTTAGTAGGACTTGAAAACAATCATGGTATTGTAATTAATAAAGTTCGTAATCAAATGTGGACTATTAAATGTAAACATTGTGGTGAAGAACATATACAAAACCAAAGAGAAATAAGAAATAATGCTCATTCTAGGGCTTGTTCTAAATATAGACCACCTAATTATAGTGGTTTAGAAAAGCGTGATGGAATTATAAGAAACCAATATGGTATTACATTAGCACAGTATAATGAAATGCTAGAAGCCCAAGATTATAAATGTGCTATATGTGGCAATGAAGATGAGGTGGAAGGAAGAAGACTAGCAATTGACCATTGTCATACCACAGGTAAAATTAGAGGTTTACTATGTGGTAAATGTAATCGAGGATTAGGTTTATTTTACGATAATACAACTGCTTTAGCTAAAGCAATAGAATATTTAAATAAGGAGTAACAAATGGGATTTTTATTAAACGGAAAACCACTACAAGAAGGTGTTCAATTTAAAGATGCAAAAGGAACAACCTATCCAGCTAATTGGTTAAACCAATCTACTGAAGAAGAGAAAGCAGCTATCGGTGTTGTTTGGGTAGCAGATCCTGTAAGACTCGATGATCGTTTCTATTGGGATGGTAATCCAAATAATCCTAAAGCTTTAGAAGATAAAGAAGAAACAGATTCTGAAGGTAATAAATCAGTAACTAAAGGACTCAAATCTAACTTTATAGCACAAGTAAAAGATACAGCAGGTAAATTATTAGCTCAAACTGACTGGTATGTGATTCGTAAAGTTGAACGTAATGTTGAGATTCCTCCTAAAATAGCAAGTGAAAGAGCTAAGATTGTAGCTGAAGCTGATAGATTAGAGGCAGCTATTACTGAATGTGAATACCTCGAACCTTTTATTAAGGTTGTTACTAATCAGAAATGGAACTAAGTACTATGACTAAACCAGATGTACAAGATATAGATCACAGATTATCTACTCATGAGGAGATCTGTGCATTACGTTATGAACAGATCAATGCTAGACTCAAACGACTAGAACAGATCTTACTTGGTGCCTTTGGTACTATCATAGTATTACTCATTAATAACTTATTTAAATAATATGGACCCAATAACAATACTCTCTGCATTTGCTCCAGTTGCTGTTGATTTAGGTAAATCCTTAATCAATAAGTTTATAGCTCCTGACCAATTTAAGCCAGCTACAATAGAACAATATGTTAAAATGAAACAGATTGATCTAGACTTTTTTAAAGTCATGAATGAAGCTGGTGGTGGTAATCCATCATACTTATGGGTAGAAGCTGTTATAAGACTCATGCGACCAGCTATAGGTCTTTTAGTACTAGCTACATGGGCTACTATGCACTTAAATGGTACAGCAACTAATGAAGTAGATAACTTTGCTAGTGCAGTAGGTTTCTATCTCTTTGGTGAACGTTCCTTAATGCATATTAAGAAGAAATGAGTTTAACAAAACACTTTACTCTTAAAGAGTTAACAGCATCAGATATAGCAGCAAGGCATGGAATAGACAATACTCCAACTAGCCCTTTAATTTTAAAAAATTTAAAGACTTTAGCAGAAGGGTTAGAGAATGTCCGAGAAGTATTGGGAAAACCTGTTATTGTTAATAGTGGCTATCGTTCTACTATGGTTAATACACTGGTTGGAAGTAAACCGACAAGTCAACACACGAAAGGACTGGCGGCAGATTTTATCTGTCCCGCTTTTGGAACACCTAAAGAGATTGTTAAAAAGATTGTATCTAGCGATATTGAATATGACCAAGTTATCTTGGAGTTTGATCGTTGGGTTCATATTAGCTTTTGTGAAGAAGGTTATAAACCTCGTAAGCAAGCGCTAATCATAGATGGTAAAGGTACTAGAAACTATAACTAAAAGGAGAATGTTATGCCAATGGTCGGAAAAATGAAATTTGCTTACACAGAAAAAGGTAAGAAAGAAGCTAAAGAATACGCTAAAAAGTCAGGTAAAAAAATGGAAGCCAAAGAAAAAGTAATGGCTAAGAAGAAAAAGAAAAAATGATACAAAAAGGTAAAGAGAAGTTTTCAGGTTATAACAAACCTAAACGCACTCCTTCTCATCCTACTAAGTCTCACGCTGTACTTGCTAAAGTAGGAGATAAGGAAAAGCTTATTCGCTTTGGTCAACAAGGTGTAAGTGGTGCAGGATCTAATCCTAAAACTCCTAAAGATAAAGCTAGACAGAAGTCATTCAAGGCTCGTCATGCAAGTAATATCTCTAAGGGTAAAATGAGTGCAGCTTACTGGGCAGACAAAGTAAAATGGTAAAAAAACCTAAGAGTAAAGTTAATCAAGCAGGAAACTATACTAAACCTACTTTACGAAAAAGCTTATTTAATAAAATAAAAGCAGGAAGTAAAGGAGGAGATCCAGGTGAATGGTCTGCTCGTAAGGCTCAAATGTTAGCAAGAGAGTATAAAAAAGCTGGTGGAGGCTATAAGTAATGGCTTTAGCTAAATCACAAAAGTCTTTAAAGGATTGGACTAAGCAGAAGTGGAGAACATCTGATGGTACTCCATCTAAGGGTAAGAAACGTTACTTACCTGATGCTGCTTGGAAAGCTTTAAGTCCTAGTGAAAAAGCTGCAACTAATAAAGCAAAAGCTCAAGGTAATAAAAAAGGTAAACAGTTCGTATCACAACCAAAGAATATAGCTAAAAAGACAGCTAGATATAGATAATGAAAGATAAATTAGATCAGATTAGAGAGTCAGCAGAAGCAGACTTATCTATCTTCATTAAATTGGTTGCACCACACTTGATGTTAGGTGCTGTACATGAAGAACTTATTAACTGGTGGACTCGTTCTGAGTCTAAGAATAACCAATTAGTATTACTTCCTCGTGGACACATGAAGAGTAAACTAGTTGCTTATAGAACTGCCTGGTGGATTACTAAATACCCAGAGACTACAATTCTATATGTATCTGCTACGGCAGATTTAGCTGAGAAACAACTATACGCTATTAAGCAGATTATCGATAGTCCTATCTATCGTAGGTATTGGCCTGAGATGATCCATCCTGAAGAAGGTAAACGTGAGAAATGGGCAGTTTCTGAAATTGCTGTTGATCATCCACAAAGAAAACTAGAAGGGATTCGAGATGCAACTTGTAAAGCTGTTGGTCTTACATCTAATACCACAGGTTTTCATGCTGACGTTGTTGTTCTTGACGACATTGTTGTACCTGGGAACGCTTATACAGCTGATGGCCGTGAGAAAGTTGAGGCAGCTTATTCTCAACTTGCTTCCATTGAAAATCCTGGAGCGAGAGAATGGGTAGTAGGTACTAGATATCACCCTAAAGACATCTATGATACCATGGTAGCGATGAAAGAAACTATTTATGGTGAAGATGGTGACATAACTTCAGAAGAAGAAGTATATGAGTTGTTCCAAAGAGTAGTTGAGACAGAAGGAGAGTTCCTCTGGCCTAAACAGACTCGTGCAGATGGTAAGAAGTTTGGATTTGATGATAAAGAACTAGCACGAATCAAAGCAAAATACATAGATGCGACACAATTTTATGCACAATACTACAATAATCCTAATAGTGAAGATGTTGCAAGGATTAGTTCTGAGAAGTTTCAGTATTTTGATAAGTCTATACTCCAAAATAAAGAAGGAGATTGGTACATTAGAGATAGGAAGCTTAATATTTATGCTGCTATTGACTTTGCTTTCTCTCTCCGTAAAAAAGCTGACTATACAGCCTTAGTTACTATTGGTGTAGACCATCAAGGTAACTACTATGTACTAGACATTGACAGATTTAAGACAGATCGAATAGTTGATTACTATGACCATATAGTAAAAGCTTGGGAAAAGTGGGGATTCAGAAAGATTAGAGCTGAGGTTACTGTCGCTCAACAAACCATCGTTAAAGAGTTGAAAGAGAGCTATCTTAAACCTAATGGTATACCCCTTTCAATTGATGAATTTAGACCTACAAGATCTCTAGGTGATAAATACGAGCGTGTAGCTGCAGTATTAGAACCTAAATATGATAACATGCAAATTTGGCATTACAAAGGTGGTAATTGTCAATCATTAGAAGAAGAGTTAGTAATGGCTCATCCTCCTCATGACGACATTAAGGACGCTTTAGCTAATGCGATATCTATTGCAATCATTCCGAAGAACAGAGTCGGAACATTCTCAATAGGTAAAAATATAGTTACTCACAGCCGCTTCGGTGGTGTTTCTTACTAAGGAAAAATTATGGCAGGATCAGTAGCACAACTAAGACAATTACTTAATAGAGAGACTCTAGCTAGAAAACTAGCAGGTCTTTATAATAATTGGTGGATTCAACGTGATGATAAAGAAGCAGAATGGAGAGAGCTCCGTAACTATCTATTTGCTACAGATACTACTAAAACTACTAACTCTAAACTACCTTGGAAGAATAAAACAACTCTTCCTAAACTTACACAGATTAGAGATAACCTACATGCTAACTACATGGATGCTTTATTCCCTAACGATGACTGGGTTAAGTGGGAAGGTTATAACTTAGAAGCTTCTACTCATAATAAACGTAGAGCTATCGAGTCATATATTAAGACTAAGTTAAGAGAGTCTGGTTTCAGAGAAACAGTATCTCAACTTCTATATGATTACATTGATTATGGTAATGTCTTTGCTGACGTAGTTTATGTAAATGAAACACACAAAGATCAATACACAAATGAAGAGATTACTACCTACCAAGGTCCTAAACTAGAAAGAATATCACCATTTGATATTGTATTTAATCCTACAGCTAAGACTTTTAAAGAGTCTCCTAAGTTTACTCGTTATGTTAAAACAGTAGGAGAGTTAAAGAAAGATATTAAATATCATCCAGATTTAAAATATGATGAGGCAGCTTTTGAGAAAGCTATTGCTGTTCGTAGAAACATCTCAGCATTTAAGATGGAAGATGTTAATAAGGCTGAAGGCTTTATTGTTGATGGCTTTGGTTCCTTACAAGAGTACTACCAATCAGGTCTAGTAGAGATACTAGAGTTTGAAGGTGATATCTATGATGAAGTTCAAGGTGAACTCCTAGAACGTAGAATTATTACAATCATTGATAGATCTTATATTATTCGTAATATTGAGAATCCATCATGGTTAGGCCGTGATACTAAACATCACGTATCATGGAGAGAAAGACCAGATAACCTATATGGTATGGGTCCATTAGATAACTTAGTAGGTCTACAATATCGTATTGACCACTTAGAGAATCTTAAAGCTGACGCTATGGATCTTACTATTCATCCTCCTATTGTTATTAAGGGTGATGTAGAACCATTTGAATGGGGTCCAGAAGCTACTATTCACATCCCTGAAGATGGTGAAGTAAGTATGCTTCCTCCTAATGCTGCTGCCTTCCAAGTTAATAATGAGATTGCTTCTCTATTAGCTATCATGGAAGAAATGGCAGGAGCTCCTAAAGAAGCTATGGGTATTCGTAGTCCAGGTGAGAAAACAGCGTTTGAAGTACAACAATTACAGAATGCTGCTGGACGTATATTCCAACATAAAATTAACAAGTTTGAAATTGAGTTCCTTGAGCCAATCTTAAATACTATGTTAGAAATGGCTAGACGTAACCTAGACATTACTGAGCTTACTAGAGTTATGGATGATGACTTAGGTGTAACTGATTTCATCTCTATTACTAAAGAAGATATCACAGCTAAAGGTAAGCTACGTCCTATCGGTGCTAGACACTTTGCTGCTAGAGCACAACTCGTACAAAATATGATGGGAGTATTTAATAGTCCAATGGGTCAAGTTATAGCACCACATGTCTCTGCTAAGCGTCTTGCTAAGATGGTTGAAGAGTATATGGGCTTTGAGAAATATGAGTTTATTAAGGATAATGCTGCTGTATTTGAGCAAGCAGAAACCCAAAAACTTGTTAACCAGGTTCAACAAGAAATGCAGATTGAACAAGCCACACCTATTGAAGAGGGTATGATGGAGCCTATTTCAGAGGAATCAGAACCTCCTGCAATGTAAATATTACTTGACTTTTAAGTAATTGTATGTTATAATT